GTACCATAATAAGTAGAATTACCAACAGTTGTTGTATGTTTGGATTTTAAATCAGTAATAATGGATTTAAGTACCGCAGCAGTAATAGGTTTGTTATTAATCCTACCACGTTTTAAAAAAATAATACGATCTATATTTTTATTTAAGAAATCAATATCATATGTTTTATTACGATTTCCATCAATCGTTAATATCACGGTCTTATCATTAGATACTAAATCAATATCAGTTAACTTATAACATTTCTTATCCTTATTACATCTATATCCACCTGGGCAACGTTTTTTATCTTCACAAGTATATTCATGGTTAGTAACTGGTAGATTCGGTTGAGGTTCATCAGTGGATGCATTAAATGGATTCAATACCGATATTTTATCTACTATAGTATCAAGAATACGCGGTTCATCAGGTTTAATATTTATTTTGCGTCGTGTTTTATTATTCGGCTTAGAAGTATTAACATCTGGTTTAATTTTACGACTTGCCATGTAAAATATATGTATGTATATATTTTACACATATATTTCATTTATCTTGTTTTTACACCATTAGTTATTTGATGATGTAATTTGACTCACTAAATTTATCATAACATTAGAAACGGATAAATTTATATAAACGTTTTCTTATGATTAATTAGTGTATTATTAATGTGAGTAAGTAATCGCTTTTTTTCTAAATTGTAAGGTCTCATTACTGAAATACAATCATCATATGTTTTCCACTCCATTTTACTAACCTCTGTAATTTCAAAATTTTGTATATTTTCACTATGCTCATACGGAATATATGCCAAATAATATTTATGTTTGTAGGATTTATAATTAGAACCTGTATATATTTCTTCGTATGGATAAATATTATGTATACTGGTTAAACAGTCTCGTTTAATACCCGTTTCTTCACAAAATTCCCGAACTGCACAGTCATAATCTCTTTCTTGAAAATTACGACGACCTTTTGGAAAACCCCACTCAGGAACAGTCCATTGGGTATATGATTTACTTTCTTCTACTAACGACTCAAGCGAATAATCATGGTTATTAAATGATATACCCTTTTTTAATAACTCAAATTTATCTCGTGAACAATTTTCCTCATGTTTATATTGATTATTGCATCCTGTATCTCCCCAGATGTGTTTCCATAATTCAACAAACGTCATCGTTATTAAATTATGTTTTTCACAAATAGTCATTTGTTTCAACATATTCATGATATAATCTTTATTATTTGTTGAATATTTTCCACGCATAAAATCAATAAATCCAAAGGTATCTTTACGACAAATAGAGAGATATTGTATTTGTTGGTTTACTATACGAAATGCAACTATACCTATACTCATAATTGGTAATTTACATAAATGATAAACATGTCCATATTTTCCACAATTATTGCAATAATTTTCACTCATTTTATTTATAATACGATAATACTAAGTAATTATAATAAGGTATCTTTATATATTATCACACCAATGTTTTTTGATCCAACTGTATGGGGACCTCATTATTGGTTTTTTTTGCATACTGTAGCAGAATCATATCCAGAACATCCAAATGAAGTAATAAAACGAAAATATTATGATTTAATTCAAAATATGCCGTTATTTATACCAATGAGTGAGATTGGGGATAAATTTAGTAATATATTAGACAAATATCCAGTTACACCTTATTTATGTTCTAAAAAATCATTTGTAAGATGGATGCATTTTATACACAATAAAATAAATATATCATTAAACAAAAAGGAATTATCAATGCCTGAAGCACTTGACCAATACCGAAATAAGTATAAACCAAAACCAGTATATTTAGCAGAACAAATTAATTTAAGAAAACATTATTTATATGCTATTTTTATTCTCATCGTATCTGTTTTAATTTATGTGTATTACGAATAATCTAATACAGGAAAACATATTCTCTTGATAATATAAATATGAGATTGGAATTATATATTATACTGATTGCAGGATTTATTATTGCAAATATTTATACAGATGGTAAATATACTAAGATGTTGACCTTTGGAAAAAAATACTATCAAATGGCGGGAGTTGCATTTGGTGCATTAATGCTATACATTTTATTTAAAAAGAATCCATTACGTGCTCAACAAATGATTGGTGCATCGAATGAATATTTGCGTTATTTACCGATTGACCGTAATACATCTAATATGATTTCACCTATTTTGGATTTTACAAGCAAACAAAATATGTCTCCTGTACAAAATGGCGGACAATATAATAATCCTATTGTTTCCATGCCAGACACATCTAACCAGTATGCGGAGAACCGTATAATGAACTCGGGGAAAAAATCAACAAAACGGTCTGTTAGTGAAACAAAAAAGAAATTTGTTGCATCAAGACAGGATTGGAAATGTGGCGATTGTCAAACACAATTAACCGCGTGGTTTGAGGTAGACCATAAAGTACGATTAGAATATGGTGGGAGTAACCATGTAGATAATTTAGTTGCATTATGTCGTGAATGTCATGGAAAAAAAACAACAATGGAGAACCTATAAATATATTTGTTATTCTAAGTAACAAATATACAAAATAATATAAGTCATTTAATATATATAAGTGTTATTTACAACAATATGAATACTGCCGAAATTATCTCCAATAAATATACTATTTTATTACTTAGTTTTATTATTATTGCGATTACTACATATGATGGTATTAATAAAATAAATAGTGAAGAACCTGACCGAGAAAATATTATAATAAATATGGTGATTGTATTTATTTCACTCATATTTGGTGCAGGATATTATAATTATAAATCGGGCTCTGCATCAAACTTAATATATCACCAAATGTTTACCTTTTTGTTATTTATAGCATTTATATTTTTGATATATTGGTTTACTACAATTGATGTAAAAACGTTCGCGACATTTACATACTTGTCTTCTTTTGTCCTTATATTAATTGCAATAGTAACTCTTTCTATCATTTTTATTATGCTTAGTAATTGGTTAAAATCATTAAACGGATGGACTGGATTTTTTGTGAATTTCTTATTTTATATTCCGTGTTTATTAAACACATTTGTATATTATTTAATTAGTGAATTTAAATTAACAACAAGTCCTGTATTAATTCTATTCTTTATTGAAATATTATTATTATTATCTTATTTATATATTCCAGATATTGTTAATCATATTACCAATAAAGATGGTACATTACTTCATAATACCAATACATTAGCCAATGGAGATATTGAAATTCACGATACTTTCTTTTTAAATACACAAAACTCTTTTTCACTTGATGAACATGTAATGCCTGATATGAAATTTCAAATCAATGGAAATAAAAACAAAACTACCTTTCAAAACTATGCAATTTCTATGTGGACATACGTAAATGCACATGGAAGTAATAAATTAGCATATAATACAGAATCCTTAATATTTGATTATGGTGAAAGTAAACCAAAAATAACTTATTATAATGGCGATGACCAAGATACACGTGATAAATATCGCATTTACTTTACAAATAATATAACATTAAATAAAGACGGTGATGCTGACACTGATTTCAAAGAATATTATGAAATGAAACTACCATTACAGCGATGGAACAATTTAGTGTTTAATTTCAGTTCAACCCATGCGGACTTATTTGTGAATGGTCATTTAGAACGTACATTCTCATTTGCTAATGGCAAAATGCCTACATTTTCCAATACAGATGTAGTTACTACGGGGAAAAATGACGGGCTACATGGAGCTATAAGTAACATTCGCTATTATACAAAAACATTAAGTAAACATAAAATTACAAATATGTATAATATTTTTATGAAAAAAACACCACCCACATTTAATATGTAAGCATTTACTATATAATAAAATGAATGCAATTGCCATAATTTTAGCAATAATTGTAATATTGTTATTTTACATATTGTATCGTTTCTTCATGTTAAAATCAACGGAATTATCCAGTACGGCCAATTTACTGGATTCAAATCCTTCAATCCCCATAGTAAATAAACCAACAAGTACACGGTATTCATATGGTATTTGGATTTATGTTAATTCTTGGAATTCCAGTATACCGAAAACTATTTTTGAAAGAACAAACAACATCAAATTATACTTTGCTGATACAGCACCTGTTTTAAAATGTAATATTACCATGGATGATGGTCAAACATTAGCCGCTGGTGCATCTGCACCAACTACTACTCTTGAAATCACAGATAATTTCCCTATACAAAAATGGGTACATATTGTCATAAGTGTAGATAACCAATATTTAGATGCCTATTTAGACGGTAAATTAATAAAATCTGGAAGATTATATAGTGAAGCAGTTGATGCTGAAAATAATACACCTGCTTCTCCTGAAAGTACACCAAAAACTCCTGCAGATCAAGCTATGACTATTGGAGGAGGTACTAACTACGATGCATACATTGCAAAATTCAATCATTGGTCATTACCACTTGACCCACAAACAGTTTGGTCTATATATAAAGAAGGTAATGGACAAGGTGGTATGAATGAT